GATAATCGTTTTTCTCTGCGTCTCTGCGTCTCCGCGTCAAGTTCTTTCTACCCGAATGCCACCTCGTAAGTCATCCCCTCTGCTCCCTCTGCGCCCGGCCCGCGGGAAGCGCCACAAATCCACCCAGCATGCCGAACCTCTTATAGGCTCTTCTCTGCGTCTCTGCGTCTCCGCGTCAAGTTCTTTCTACCCGAATGCCACCGTGATCTCGTTGTCCACGGTCCCCTGCGCCCGCGATCCCCGGAACTTCCACTGCAGCCGGTTCTGCCCGTCCTCGAACTCCGGAACCTCCGGGATCACGCTGTTCATGTTGACCCCCATCATCAGCCCTTGCGCTTGCCCCAACTGGAACATCACGCTGATGGGCGATTGCTGCCGCGCCGCCTGGTAAAGCCCGATGGTCGCGCTGTCGTCCATGCTGTAGAGTTCGAAAGCCGCGGTCACCGTGCGCACCCCTGGCATAATCGCCTGCGGCAGGTTCGTCCCGAATTCCTTGGCCCGCGTGGCCAACCCGTTCTTCAGCGTCACCGTTCCCCCGGTGATCGTGAAGAACTGCGAGGGCGACGCGCCCAGCCACGCCTCGCCCATGTTTCCCGGCACGATCGAGTAATCGAACGCGCCCAGCGCCGGTTCCACCGGGAAGCTCGCCAATGCCCCTTCCCCGCTGCTGAAGCTCCCGCTGTCCAGCAAATCCTGCGCGATCCCGCTGAAGTGGAATTCTTGATAATCCCCGTTCAACAGGATGTCCATCTGGTCGATAGCCGCCCCGCACAGCAGCCTCTGCACCGCCGTCGCCGGCGACCAGTAGTCGTAGACGCTCACGCTCGGCAGCTCCGTCGCCGGAACGTAAGTGACCGTCGGCGCCACCGCCGCGCCGGCCGCCGGCAGAACCGTGAACGGCGCGTTCAACTGCACGGCGGTCGCACTCGCGATCGCCGCCACGAACCGGATCTCTCCGCCGCAACTGACCGCCTGTCCCGCCGCCAGACCATGCGCCGCCTGAAAAACCAGGCTTCCGGTTCCCGTGCTCGAAGCCACCGTTCCGCCCGCGAATTCCAGCGGCGCGCCGCCCAACGCCGCCTGGAACAGCGGTCCGTACGCCGGACCCGGCAACGTATCGGGCGAGGGCGCGTTGTTGGAAGGCCCCGCCGCCTGCTGCCAGCTCGTCAGAAATGTGCGAAGCTCGAAGGCGGTCCGCAGCCTGCCGCCCGCCGGCAGGCCCGGAAACGTCCGGGTGCCGGTCTTGTCCTTCCGCGTGGTAACTTCCAGTTGCTGCGCCACCGCCAGCTTCAAGGCGGGAATCCGGTTCGTCGAGGTGACCGCCGCTACGTTGCCGTAGGCGCTCTCCAATGCCGTGTAGAATCGGTTTGCGTTAGACGAAATGTACGAGGACATGTCAGTTGATACTCACTCCTATCTCGAGGGCGATCTTCGCCGTCTGTATGAAATTCCTGCCGCCATGCTTCACCGCGGCGAACGATACCTCGTATCCGCCTGCGTAGAACATCCCATTGCCCCAATCGCCGCGGCTCGCGCTCAGCGTCTCCGTCACCGCGTCCGTATAGAGTTCCAGAGCGTCCTGAAGACCCTCCAACCGGTCGCTGGAGTGCCGCACCTCCACCATCATCTGGGCCGAGCCGGAGAAGCTCCGGGACTTCTCCTTCAAGGCGTTCACCAGCTTTTCGCAATACACGTTGACCGCCGGATAGTTGACCGTTTCGCTGCGCTCCATCAGGTCTGGAGCCACGTTTTGCGCGCGTACCTGCGCCGGGTCCAGCGTCCCCGCCGAAAGCGCCGCCAGCGTCGCATTGGCGCCCCCCGGCGCGACAATCAGTTGAATGATCTGGTCGCTGATCGCGCTCCCTATCTTCTGTGTCATTAGCCCCTCCGAAGCACTCTTGGAACCGGTTTGATGTAGTTGGGAGTTTGCCCCTGTCCCGCCCGCCGGCCCGTCGCCGCCAGCGTACCGGGTTGAGTCCAGCTCTGTGCGGTCCCGATCGGCGTCCCATTCTGCCGGAACATCGAATCGGGGCCGCTCCCCAAATACACGTTCCATCCCGCCGCGTTTTTAGGCGGATTGATGGGCTGGACCATCAGTGTTTGGCTGGTTGTCGAGACGGTATTTGGAACCGCGCTCGCCCCCTCGTCGCCGGCTTGGTTGGCCCACGCCATGGTCGCGTAGTAGGTTCCGTCCGGAAGCGGAGTGGATGCGGCCGCCACTGCCGTCAAGGCCGGCATGACGGCCCGGGGGATGGGGTCGAGTACCATCGCGACCCCAATTTGAACCAGCTTCTCGTAAGCCCAGCTCGTCATCGAATGGAATTGGTCCCGCTTGCCCGCATACCGGTCGTTCAACTGGCTGTTGTATGCGTCCGCGTAGACCATCTCCAGGGCGCGGTAGCTATGCCAGAGCCTCAGCGCCGGCGTCACCACCACCCGGCTGACGCTCGGCTGCTGCGAGGGCCACAACGGGTCCGGATAACTCATTCCCGTCAGCAGTACTTCGAGCCCCAGCGCCACTTCTTCCTGCGCCAGAGCCAGCTTTTGCGTCACGTCGATGCTTTCGGCCGCAGAGACGTCCAGCAGTTGCGAATCCTGCGCCGAAAGATCGTCCATGCTCGATACGAGACCGTCCGTAAACAGAGCCATCTCGTTACGCCGTGTCCTTCAGGGAGTCCGCCACTCCCTTCAGCTTGTTGAGCTCGGCCGTCGTCAGCACCGAGAACTGCACCCTGGCCCCCGCCGCTGCCTGGTCGGCTGCCTGTTTCGCCGCGGCCAACGATGCGCGGAACGCCGTCGCTGCCGCGCTCGGGGCCAGACTGGCTTCCCCTTCCACAATCATCTTCGCGGCGATGTCGCGCGTGACCTCCGTCAGCACTCCTGCCTTGCCGCCCTCGGCCGTCTCCAAACTCACGATCACCGGATAAGGCTCCGCGATGCCCGCTTCCGTCGCTCGTATCTTCTGGTAGTAGCTTGTCAGATCCATCTTCTTTCTCCTTTACTTATCGAGGGGACAGACGCCGAGGGGACAGACGAATCTGTCCCAAGGCGCCGCTCTTGCGCCGCGTGGACAGATCCGTCTGTCCCCGATCCCGTGTCTGTCCCCGGTCCCGTGTCCGGTCTGTCCCCGTCCCCTCCTACGTATTCACCTGCACGCCCGAAGTGTTTCTCAACACCGCGCAGCCATACAGCACATCCACCGTGAACTGCTGCGCCAGCGTGTTCGGCTGGTAACTCATCACCACGCGCATGCCGAAGTTGCCCAGCTCCGCGTATTCCGCGATCGCGCCGGTCCCCGGCAGAGGCTGCGGCAGGCGCCGGATCACCAGGCCGATCGCGTCCTTCGTGAACGCCATGTTGTGCGTCGTCACCACCGCCGGCGGCGTCCCCGTCTGCTGCACGAACTGCGAACGGAACACGTAGAAGTCTTTGTACTTCCCTACCGTGCCGTCGATCAGCGCGTTCAAGCCCGCGGCCCCCGCCGTCTGGAACTCCTCGAACAGCGGAATCTGCCGCCACGCCGAATAGGTCGCGGCGTTGACTACGATGTACTTCCTTTCGCTCGGTGGAACCATCGCTTGGAACAGAGTCGTTTCCGCCGCGTCGATGGTCGCTTCCGTGATCGCCGTGCCCGCCGTCCCCACCACGGGGTTCGTGTTGAAACCCGCGTACAGGCTCAGCAGATCGCTTTCGATCTTCTGCGCGATCGCCGCCACCGAAGGCTGCATGTACAGCTTCAGCAGGTCCGGCACTGCCAGCACCCGAACCACGTCCGGTATCTGGAAAGTCGCTTCCGCGTGCGTATTCAGCACGATCGCCGCGTTGTTCAGAGGCGGGTTCTGCGTCAGCACCGCCCCGCCGTTGTTCAGAATGTTGTTCGCCACCATGGTTGGCGGTATCGGGATGTTCACCGTATCGCCGGCGTTCGCCAGCACCGGCTCGTAGTCGCGATTCACAAGGTTCCCCATCACGAGGTTCCCCACCAGCACCGGCAAAGCGTCCGCCGCCACCAGCTTCACAATCGCGTTTGCGACGTTTGTTGAGGTAATTGCTGCCATTCGTTCTCCTATCTATTCTTTCCGCCGGGCCTTTCGGTCCCGTGCTGATTCGTCTTTCACAGCCCCCGTAGGGTCTGCGATGCCACGCGCACGATTTCCTCTCGTACCCGCCGCATCTCTTCCGCGCTCATGCCTGGCCGGATCTGGTCGAGAGACACCGTCTCCCGCCCCTCCGCCGGCGCCTTGAGGGTCGCCGTCATTCCGGTCCCCCCCGCGATACGAGCCGGTAGAAACTCCGGGTTCTCGGCGACGAAGGCCGACAGATACTCCTTCAAACTCACCTGTCCGCTTTCCCCCCGAGCCACCAGCCGCCCGTCTTCCGTCCGCTCGATTTCGTCCTTGACCGCCTTGAACGCAAGGTCGATCTTAGCCACTCCCAGCCGGTGCAGCTCCGCTCGTACCATCGAGCTGCGTTCCGCTTCCTCCGCCAGCTTCCGGCTCTGCTTGTTCTCCGCCACCAGTTCGTTCAGCCTCCGCTCCAGTTGTTCCCGCCGCTTCCGCTCCTCCTCCAGCTCCGCCTTGTGGGCCGGTTCGCTCTTGGCCTGTTCGTTGCTGGCGTACTCCTGGATGGCCTGCCGCACGATCGCCTGCACGTCTATTCCTTCCATAACCCTCCTGTCCTTTCCGTCTGTCCCCTGCTACGCCGTGGAGTGGGCTTTCAGCCTGCCACGCCGGCGTCCGTGCCGGCGTTCTTCTGTGGGGCAGGATGTTATCCTGCGCGCCGGTTGTTTACCGGCGCTCTCTCCGCATGCACCGTGAAATCGCCTCAATCCCCACTCCGCCCCGCCGTCCGTTCCGAGCCGCGAACGTAAGAGCGCCGTTCCCCCCCGCGTCCCCTCAAGCCCCGTCAGGGGCGCTAGAACCTAGCCCAGGGCGTAAGCCCTGTGGTATCCGTCCGGCAACGCGCCAGCCCTGTAAGGGCGTAAGGCACTCCCGTCTGCCCCCTACTCCCCGTACTTCATCCCGTCGATCTCCTCCGCCACCTGGTTCTTAACCTCCTGCCGCGCGTCGCACAAATACTTGAACGCCAAATTCTTGAACACCTGCTTCTTCAGCGTCTCCGACCCGATTCCCAAATCCAGCAGCTTCTTCGCGTCGTCCAACTCCCCGCTGTAATCGTCGATATCGAATTCGTCCAGCCCCGCTACGTCGATCGTCACTCCGTCCTGCCGCGCCGCCCCAATCGCCCGCAGCACCTGCTTCATGCTTTCCTTCACCGCGTCTCCATACGCCCGCAGTACCTCCTGCGTCACGCTGAAGTCCCTCTGCTTGCTGATGCCGGAAATCCGCAGATCCCCTCCGCTCGGCGTTCCGGCTTGGTTCATCAGATAGCAAACCCGGTAAATTTCGTCCTTGAGCTGAACCAGGTTGTCCGCCGCAATCTGATAAACCTTCCCCTCCGGCTCCGTCCACCCGAAGCGGTCCTGCGGCCCCAGTTGGATGTAGTACGACTCCCCTACAATCTGGTTCCATTCCCGATCCGAATACACCACCGGAGTCGCGAACAGCCCCATCGTCAGCGCCCACGCCAGCGCGTTCGACTTATTGAAATGCTCCAGTTGCAGCAGCGCCGCCTTGTTGGTCAGCCACAGCCCCTCCGATACCTGCATCCGGAACAAGGGCACCCGCCGCAGCGCCGCCAGCCCGTGCTGCCCTTCGTCCACCAGCTCCACCGGGCTTGCTTCGCCTGCCTTCCGGTAGATCTGGAAGTTCTCGCGGTCGTAGTAAATCCACCGCGTTTCCCTCTCCCATCGCGCGTCCGTCACCTTCGATTGCTGCAGGCACGTAGTCCGGATCACCGCCCATTCCAGCCCCCCCGTCTCGTCGTGGTTCCAGTTGATGACCTCCTCCGGGCTGTAGTCCACCAGGTACGCCCGCGACCGCCCCGACGCGTCCTCCTCCGCGCGCGTCATCGCCGCCCCGTTCGCCCGCGGAAAATCCACCACCGTGTAGGAGCAGCCGTATACCATCGTCTGCACGAACCTCTGCCGGAAAAACTCGCTCAGGCTCGTGTCCTTCAAATCGCAGTTCGCCGCCAGCACGCTGAAGTAATCCTTCGCAGCCGCGTCATTTCCTTCAATCGCCACCGCCGGCGCCCGCCGGATCAGCGTCGCCGCGTACCAGTCCACGATCGACCCGATGTAGTTCTCGTAAAACACCCGGTTCAGCCGCTCCTGGTAGATCTCCCCCGGCTCCTTGTGCCGCCGCACCAGGTAATCCGAGGCGTTTGTTCTCAGGCGTTCGCCGCCCGCGTATAGGTCCCTGTACTGCTTCCACATCGCCTTCCGCGCGATGTATTCCGGATGTTCGCGATTGATGTTTTGCATTTGGTTCTCAGTGGAGCAGCCTGACTGTCCGCTCCCCGATGCTTTGCCTTGTGTTGTATTGGTCCCATACCAGATACCCCAGCGCGTCCGATAAGTGCGTCCGCAGCCGGTCCCGGTCCTTGTCGATCGCACAGGAGTCCGTCTTGTATGCCACCTGCTCGAAGTCCGCAATCAGTTCCTTGCACTTGCCATCTACCTGCATCCTGATTTCGCCCGCCGCCGACCGCAGCCTCGCGTTCATCAGGTTGACCCGCTCCCTCACCGCCGGATTGGAATGCGCCGCCAGGTGCTGCACCGTCAAATTGGAGTTAGCCTCGAAGTAGTCGCGGATCATCCCGTAGTCCGACGTTCCCGTGGTCTGCTGCGCGTACCCCGAGGCGTCTCCGTGAACCTCTACCACGCCCCGGTACCCTGAGTAGCGCTTCAAAAACTCATCGCATGCCTGGTACGTGGTTCCGTGGCGGATCACAATTTCGTCCAGTACCATCGTCTTTTCGCCGATCGTCTGCACGATCACCGAGGACATCGGGTCCACATTGAAGTCCAGCGCCCACAGCAGCGGCCGGTTCGGGTCCGCCTTCAAGTCCGCTACGTGAGTGTCCCGGTCGAACGAGGCATAGCACCGCGACCCTTCCATCGCCAGATACTCCCCCAGGACTTCCTGCTCGAAGAACCTCCCGTCGTAGCTCTTTTTCAGCCGTTCGTAATAGTCCGGAATCTGTTTCAGCACGTGCCGGTTTTCGTAAGGCTTCGCAATGATCGTGTGGTAGTCGGTCTGCCCGCCCACCACGAATTTGCGGTACACCCAGTCGTAGCCTTTCGGCGTCCACACCGCGAATCCGCACAGCCGCCCCGCCTTGGGGTCCCGCAATCGTCCTTCCAGCCGCAGCCACGCCGCTTCCTGCGTGTAAGTCAGTTCGTCCAGCCCGAACCATGCCAGGTTCGTCCCCCTCAGTCGCTCGAACTCCTCCACCGGCCGGAACAGGATCCTCGATCCCGTGTCCTTGATCGTCAGCGTGTTCTCCGCCTTGTTGTGCTCGAACCGGATCTTGTTCGCTTCCAGAATCTCGATCAGCGTCGCCTGCGTCGCGTCCCGCAGCATCGGGTAAGTCGGCGCCCCCAGCAGCCCCAGTCGCCCTGCGTTGACGTAGCTCAGCCGGATCGCCTCTTGGCAGAGGGCATGGCTCTTGCCCGACCCGATCGGCCCGGAGAAACCTTTGAAGCGCGCCTCCGACTCGTGAAAAAGTTTCTGGGAAGGCAGCGGATCGTACGCGATTTCTATTCTTCGGATATCGTTGTCGTCTCCGGTTCCACCCATGTCACCTTGATCTCCTTCGGCATCTCCTGCTCGGCTTCCTGCTCCATCTGCAGCAGTTTCAAATACTCCCCCATCGTCGGCTTGAATTCCTTTTCCGCAATCCTCAGCTCCACCCCCTTGATCACGCTGTCCAGCAGCATGCCCACTTTGATCCTCTGTTTCACGGCCTTCCAAACTTCGCAATCTTCGCAAGTTCGGGGAGTTCTCTCCGTCATGCGTTCCGCCCCCGTTTTTCCGCGGGGACAGACGAATCTGTCCCAAGGCGCCGCTCTTGCGCCGCGTGGACAGATCCGTCTGTCCCCGTCTTCCACCCGTCTTCCAAAAAAAAGCGGCCTCGCGAAATCCGCGAAGCCGCGCAACCCTCATCCCGATTTCAAGTTAGCATCCGCGTTTTCTCCAATGGTCCGGCTCCGCTTCTCAACTCGTTGAAAATAGAACCGCAAAATCTTTTAAATTCTTGGTGACTGATAAAGGTTTGCTCAGTTTCGCGGCCGAAAAATCTTGAGGGCAGGAGAGGTGCTGGAGGCCGCGAAAGTGAGCAAACCGTGCAGTGAACTAAACCTTGGCGCGAAGGTCGGTCTTTAATGGGTATTGTTCTGTTTCGAGGGTGATGGTTTGAGGTTGGGGAAAGAGG